CCCTTCTTGCAACTGCATCATTTGCTGCTGTTCAGCCTGCTGTTGCCTGATCTGCGCCATTTCCTCCTCCGACTTGAACAACGAGTTGGGCGTACCAAACAAGTCTCCAAGCCAGCGGATCGTGTCCTCTCCGTTAACAATCTGGGCAGATTCGGGTTGCATTTGGATGATGGGGCTTGCGATCTCAAACACACGCAGCAAGCCGTTAGCATCCGTTTGCCGCTGCGCTCGTGCAAGCGGCGATACATACTCAATGTCGTAGTCGGCGCCGTCAAGGATCTGGGGAGCCGGCGGGAACTTCCCGCGACGATTGAGCAGGTTAAATACGCGCTCGACCATAGGGCCAAGCAGTTCTGTCTGTAAGCGTCCAAGAACTGGACCCATCAAGCGGAGCTTCTCCTCCTGACGCTGCAGGACTTCCGTCGCCGTCATCTGGGGGCCTTGTTGAAGCTGAAGCTGATCAATGTAGAACCCGGCACGGATGCGCTCACGGACATCCAGAAGCATCTCCATGCCAATGGGGATATTCCCACCAGTCTGTAGTGGCTGGATGGGGTCCGCACCTGACCGACGAAAGTTCAGTCCGCCTGGGACCGTTCTAACAGGATTGAGTGCGCCGTCGTCTGGGACGAGGAGTGGGGGATCGACGACTTTCTGCGCTGCCTTGAGGACAGTCTTAGCCATTTCCTGTAGCATCTTGATGTCAGGGAGGCATGAAACACCCGGCCCACGCCCATAAGTCTCGCCGGATACTTTAGCCCAACGAGGCGCGACATAAGGCATCTCTTCAAATCCGCCCTCATCGATGACATGCTTTCCTTCAGGGAGCATGTAAACAGACGCAAACGGCATCTGCTCGCGAGCCATTGAATTTGGATCGCGATCACGCCGCGGCTGAACGCAGTGGATAATCTCAAACTGTTTATCATACTCACCCTTTTCATACGCCTCCCGAACGTCTTTACCACACTTGTCGATGCCCCACCGCTGGACAATCTGGCGGGCCGTATACTGGAACTTCCGGTACACCGTATCGATGAACCCCTGCATGTCCTCCGCGAGGTAACACTCCTTCAGATGCTTGGTCGAGAACAGCAGGTCGCCGTCGTCCGGGTCCTCACCGATAAACATCACACCCGTGCCAAAAGCGGTCATATCAAGGTAGAGTTCATGCATGTGAGAGGAGAAAGACGCCTTGGGGGAATTCAGCGCCATATAAATAATGCGCTCAACCTCTTCCAACCATCCGAGAACACTGCCCTCCTTCATCAGGCGCACGTCGGTGAGGCGAAGCTTGAACCACTTGGAGGACGGGTTGGTCAGCATCCCATGCAGGCCGGCGCCGAGAAGCTCGTTGGCGATGACCGCAGTGGAGTCCACCACCTTGGTGTTCTTCTTCTCACCCTTCACCACGCTGTTAATGAAGTCGCCTCGACGCGGAAAGACCACCTCGGCAATCTCTTGCCAATGGTAGTCCCAGTTCCGGCGCTCTGCCTCTAAGGCCTCAAAGCGGGCTAGGTATTTTTTCGGTTCATCGGCCATTGTGACATCCTAGATCTTAATAAGACTACCATTCTTCCTGTACGCGGAAGTTAGCTGTTACTGTGCCTGTTCCTGTTAGCGTTCTGACGCACAGCGTAACAGGTTGTTGCTGCGGCAGATCAATATCTATAGCTTCGCCCGCAAGAGTGTTAGTGTCGTTTTTTTTGCCTGCCTCAAATATCTCAGACCAGACAACGATACCGTTGGTCAATGCCGTGGCGCTGATGTCGCTCTCGACGGCTGTTTCTGCTGCCGTGTGATTGGTAGGCGTTTGCCATGAGGCGTTGGTCAAGGAACAGTTGATCCGCAGTTCAACTACGACATCTTCAGTTATGGACTTAACTTCCATACCAGCAATGCGAACGCTGCGATCCAGAAACGCCGTCTTGTTGCGGAACGAAACGACTGGGGCAATCGACGTGCTAGTCGCTACCCCTGTCCGCAATTCCGACGTGTAACGAAACTTGGGTCGATACCGACCAACGATGCTGTACTGCCGGCCGCCAACGTACATGACGAAATTGGACGCATCGCCGCCGTTGTCAGCCTCCGTAAAGACATAAAGGTTTGGGCTTTCAATAGACGTTGAGCCTGCCGGCACTACTTGGTGACACGGCACAAATTGTTGCTGGTTGTCAATGGTTGAAATCTTCCCAAAGACAATCTGCCCGTAGCCGTACCACGTAAAGATGATGCGGAAGATTGAGCCATCGGTAAGATCAAGCGTTACGCCAGAAGCCCCAGTGCCATCCAGCGTGTCGATGTTCCAGTCGGTTTGATATGTCTTAGTGACGCTGCCGCCACCTTCAATCGCTACATAAACACCAGTAGCGTCCACGCCGAAATAGTAGCCGTTGTTCTCGGTGACATCGTGACCACCCCATTGGGCGTATTGGTTGCCGGTCGGGAGCGTTGGTATGCGAACACCAACGCCCATCTCAGCGCCATAACCGGGAATGTATCGCCCAGCCTCTGCGCTGTCCAAGTGAGCCTTGCTGCTTGCCGTCGCGCCCGTTGACAACTTCAATTCACCACCAGCCGCCGTAACCGTAGCCGAACCAGTAAGCTCTTCAACATCGCGCAATAAGGACGTGCCGTAGGAACTATTCAGTTCAATAATCGGCGTTCGCTCAGTCGTGATGAGTTCGCCAAACTGAGATAAGGTTTCAGGAATAGAAACAGGCAGAGGGTTTCTGCGACCAGTCTGCACGGGAAGATCGGCAAAATTGTCATGCATAAGCGCGACATCGCGAACATACTGCTCGTTGCTATTTCTTTTTTTTGCCATTCTTCAGACCAGCCTTACGCCGCGCTATCGCGATGGCTTTGTCCCGCTTGTAGCCCTCTTTGACCATTGAGCGGACATTCGCCCACATGATCTTTTGAGAGGTGCCTTTGAGCAGGTGCATTAAGCATTGCCGAGCAACGAGGTCCCCGCGGACCCCTTCTTCACTGTGCGCTTCAGGTCGCGCTTTTTCTCGTCGTCGCCCTTTTTATCCAGGGCCATAGCAACAGGGGATAAAACTTTCGGCCCCTGGTCTGCCACCATTGCCGCGGGCGACATCATTTTCATAAAGCCGCCCATTACGCACCCAACAGGGTTTTCTTCTCAGTCGTCGGCGTTCCCGTGCCAGAGGCAGAGGTCAGGATCGTGGACTGTCGGCCGGCAGCAGCAAGTCGCCGCTTGCGCTCGTTCTCACGAGATGCCCGAACGTCCGCGTCACTCTTCGTCGGCGCTACCGGCGTCGGAGAAGGGAGAGGGGCCGGAGGCGGGGCCGGCGACGAAAAAATACCACCCATCACAATACCTTTCGCAGTTGTGTTGCGGTGGGAGTATAGCCCAATTTTTCATATAGGCCAACAGTACGTTCTTGTTTTATTCCAGATGATACGCCAACCCGGATCTCGCTCGCCCCCATAGCTTTTGCCCACTCCTCAAACGCAGACAGGAGGCGCTTTCCGATAACACCCCCACGGGCAGTCGGCTCCACAAAGACAAACAACTCAGAGGCTGTTAAGCCTTTGGAAAAGAATTGCGGGTAGATTGCGCCGGCAATAGCACCGCGAATTCCCCCGTCATCATAACAGAGGCCGACTTGATCATGCCTTTCCAGGACCATAAAGAAACTCTCCATGACGCGATGCGGAGAGAACTTGAAGTTATGGTAGGAATGAGCCTCGTCGTGAAACCCGGCGCCCATCTCAATAAGGGCGTCGAGGTCGTCTTCGTTCCAGGGCCTGATCACCAAGGGGTCCAATCTGTTGGGGAGGCGATACCTCTGTCCTCGCCCATAGGGTTGAAAACATCATAGTTCTGTTCCGCCATCATGGGTAGGTGGCGTTGGTCTACCGGGTCTCTCAGGGATACGGCCAAGTAACGCATGGCGTCACACGGGTGAGAAGTCCAGTCGTGCAGGGGGCGGGCGCGGAAGGTTTGGGTCTTGGCATCGTAGTCGGTTCTGTATTGACGGAGGGCTTCGATAAGCCGACCGCATTTCTTCTCGTCGATCCACACCCGAGACAGGATAGACCTCACCGCGTTAATCCCCTCCTCAACCCCAAGCTTGGGAACAATTAACAAAGGGTTAAGGCCGAGGGACCGTAGAACGTCCTGGCGGGACCGGCCCGTCGAAAGTTCCTTCACCCTCACATCGTGCGGTAGGTTATGTTCGCCGTATGTATACCCCTTCTCGCGGAGTACCTGCACGTAGTGGTTCAGGGAGGCCCCACTGTTTTCGTAGTAGTCGATGATGCGGACCTCTTTCCCAACAAGCTGATAGAAGATGATCGAGGTCATGTCATCCAGGCCTAGATCCCAGGCAGTGAGGACAGGCATCGTAGATTCATAAGGGACCGACGTGATTTGCCCTTCTTTAGTAATGGCCTCCATCTGCTTGGCGTAATAGGCCCCGCGGATGGCAGCCTCAAAGGAACACTCGTATTCCTGTTGGTATTCCTCCTCCGTCATATCATTGGCGGCCGCCTGGAGTTCGCCCTCAGAGATCAAACCACTCTCGGACGCCTTCAAAAGATAGGACTGCCACAACTCGTTCTCCGGGTCCGCGGCCCTGACATTCAAGTCATAGAAGGCATTCTTCCCCTTGGGGGTTCCGATAAACGCCGCACTCCCCTCACGGTCAGACAGGGCCGGCCGGATAATTTCCGTCCACATATTCCCCGGCATCTGGGCATATTCGTCTAGAACTGCATGATCCAGATAAATACCTCGCGCAGCATCAGGATTGTCGGAACCGTAAAGGTTAAGCCGGCAACCATCG